CCACCAACAACATTTATGTAATTAGAATTACCTTGAGAAGTTATCCTATCTCCTGCGTAAAATGTTACATGATCTGCTATTCCATATCCTTTTTCTCCTGGTTTATCCCAATCAAAAATAACCAGATCACCTTCTCTTATATCTTCTGGTGCAACAGGAGTACCGTATTTTCTATAAGCATCTGCTCTAACTCTAGCAAAAGTATTTTTTGCTTTTAAAGGGTCTGCCCCAAGTGCTGATAAAATATGAGTTATAAATGTTGCACACCAAGCATCTTTAACAGGATCTAATCCTGATTTTCCACCTACAGCACTGTCCATCCAACCCTTTAAAGCTTTTATTGCATCTGGATTATCAGAAGAAAAATTAGAAATAATTTTAGTTGTTTTAGATCTAGGATCACTTTCTCCTCTTATTAGATAGCCTAACTCAAGGATTTTGTTTATAGGACTTTGACGTATAGGTTTTATATTTTCAGGTCTAGCTCTAGGTCTTAGAAAACCTTCTTGCTCTAAAGGTAAATCTTTTGATGGTTCAGTCTCTGTTAGATCAGGCTCTTCTTCCATTACTTTTTTAACAGTTTCTTTTAAATTACTGTCTAAATTTAACTTAGGTCTATCTAATTCTTGTTGCTGTCTTATAGAAGCTTCAGGAGTATAGGGTTTACTTGTAGTTGGATCTATTACAGCAGGGTCAGAAAATCCAACTGTTCCCATAGCTCTTTCAGTTTGACTAACCATTAACTTTCTCTCTTAATCTTAATAAAGAACGCAATGCACGTATTTCTCCTTGAAGCCTGTACATCTCGTCAAGTTCACGAGACTGCTCAAGGGATACATGAGTGAAAGCAATCCGTTCAGCAATTTCTTCGATAAACGGACTGTACAATTCAGGATTGTTGACAAAAGGTTTAAGTGTATTATTCACAACAAGTTTCATTTACTGTATCGGTTGTTCGCCAGTATTGCCTGAGAAGCCCTGTTCTCCTGGCTGAGGCGCTGTTCCTGTTCCTATGGTACCTCCCCCACTACCTTGGGTATCCTGTACCTGTACGCCAGCAGGAGCGCCCTGTGGACCTCCTACCCCTGGTTCAGGTTGTGGTGGTGGATTAGCTTCTTGGAACTTTTTAAGAATCTCAGCCTGTACTGCAGCCTGTGTCATGTTGTTACCAACCTTATCAGGATCAAGATCCATAGACTTAGCAATTTCACGTACAATATAATCCATACGTGCAAATGGTGCCAGTGCTGGGTTTTGTACAACTTGCAAGAACTGCATCAAGCGTTGACTACGTACTTCATTAGCCATCAAACTTTCTGTACCACGAGCTTTTACTTCTAGATCTCCTTTAATTTCTTTATCAAAGTCAAATTGCATGTTAAAGTTAAAAAATGCCTTACCAAGTGGAGCAAGCAAGTAGTCATCTATGTTTTTAACTACATTTCTAATGCTACCGTTGGCAGCAGACATAAGCATAGAAATACCAGAAGCGGTACGACCCACACCAGATACTCCTGTTTGACCATGAGCAAACGAAGGAAAACCAGTAGACTCATCAGCTAACACCCTTGCCTTGTCAAACATCTGCATATTTTCGTTTGATACGTTTGGAAACTTAGTACCAAAAATAGCCTGTCCTGGTGCTCCACCCTGACGCCTAAAGACTTTTCCAGGATATACAGACAAGTCCTGACCAGGAACTAAATTAGTCTCGTCCACTTCAATAAGCAAATTGCCTGACAGTGCAGCATTATCTACAGCCATACGCATAAACCCGTTCATAAGAGTTTGCGTATCGTCCATATTTTCTGCAATACCTACTCCAAAAATACTGTAAGGATTCATTTCGTAAGGAGCCGCAAAGTATGGAATATAAGCAGGAGTAAATGGGTTCATTACTAAGCGTAATACCTGACCATTACAAATCCAGACATTTACACTCAGTTGTTCAGAATCTTTTAAATCTTTTGGAATATCTATTTCTTGTTCTTCAAGAATTTCTGTATCTACAAAACCCCAAAACTCAAGAACTTCAAAACGCTCTGATTTAGATTCTTGAGCATCGTCTTCCATAGCTTGCTCCCACCATTCTTTTACGTAGGACTCACCAAGACGTAGTGCATTGTCAATGGCATTTTCTCTAAAGAAGGGACGGTTTTTAAGTGCACGTAGCTGTGACCTAGACATCTTGTGTCTTTCTACTACGTATTCAGCCTCTTCCATTGTGGCAGCATCTGGATCTGGATAAAAATTCCAAATAGAAACAGAAGTTGTCTGTGGAATAGTTTTAAAGACAGGAGAATAGTTTCCATCCTCATCCCAGTTTGCATATTCTTTATCTACTGCAAATGGACCTTTCATAATACCAGTTCCAAATAAAGCAGACTCAAATGCAGCAGCACGTAAATGTTTCTTTGCATGAGACTCTTCTAGTTGGTCATGTATTTTCTTTTCCATCTTTTTAGCTGCAACTTCTGCAGGAAAAAACTGAGGAGAAGTAGGAGTTTTAGCATACCCTGGTTTTAGTTTGTCTGAAATTGGTTCCAAAGAGTTTTCTAAACCAGCTAAACGTTCTCTAAACTCTTGGTAAGTTTCACCAGGAAGTAGCTCTGGTAAAGACTCATTTGCCTTTACTTGATCAGGATTAGTCTCAAAGTTTACAACTTCTTCTACATTGTCTGGAAGTCTGGTTGGATCAATACTAATAGGAAATTTATTTCCGCCAAAAAGTACATCTGCAATTTGTCCATATGCAGCTAATACTTTTGTCTTAGTAACTTTTACAAAGATTTGAGATTTTTCAGTAGAGGTAAATTGAACATCAGGTCCATATATACCACGATAATTACGGTAAGCTTGTATCCAACGTTGCTCTTCTGTTTCTCTGGCCGTTTCAGCTTTTGAATATTTTTCTTTTACAAAAGAAACAATTTGCCCAGCTTTTGGATCAGAGTATTGTTCTGGTTTTACATCATCAAGAGAGGAGCTTTCCTCCATATCCATGATCATATCTTCAAAGTCTTCTTCCATGTTTTACCCTTAATAGCCAAATGTTGCATCGGCAGCTTGAAACCCTGTTTTTAAATTAGATGGGTCAAAGTCAAATAGACTGCTTCTTGGTCTTGTCATTATACCATATCTTAAAGCATCATACAAGTGATCTTCTGCATTTGTATCTACATCTTCTGGATTATTTTTATCCAAAGGTATGGCAGGTAGCTGAGAAATGGTATGCTTACAAGTATTAAAAAATACGAGTCTTGGTTCCTCAGTAAACTCATCAACTTGGAGTCTTCTATGAATTTCATTTTTACCCGCAACACGAGACCCCCTTGATCTATCTGATGGTCTCCATCTACAACCTTTTATAATCATTTGCTCGGCTAGACTAGGACCAGTATCACCACGATTATGCCACAACGAGGAGTCTAAAACTCCATATCTCATTTTTTCACCATCTTCTATATCTAAAATCATATCTGCAAGATTGTCTGCAGTAACTTTAGAAACATACAACTCTCTATAAACTACGAGCTGTTCAGATGGAGTTACAGTAAACCAAAGAACTCCTGTATGAGAACCATATCCATAGTCACAAGCTCTAAACTTTACCCAACTGTTTGGTATGTCATAAGGTTCTATAACGTGTATATTACGATTAAATTCAGGAAACGCTGCACCCTCATTTATATCCCAATCGCCCTCTAGCAATTGCCTTCTTTGATGCTCTGGCAACGACAAAAGGTTGGCTTCGTACATACCATCTTCTGCCAGATAGGGATTATCAAAGAGGGTGGCTGGAATAAATTTACGTTTGAACAGAGGCTCACCCTCTCTACTATGACCTTTCGGCCAAGTAATAACATTACCACTTTCTATATCTGTAGCCCAAAAAGACTTGTTGTGAACTCCAGGATCAATAAAGGTTTTCTTAACCCAACTATGACCTGGCCCTCCTGGGTTTGATGTAGCTCTCATGTACAAAGGTAAGCCACTAGCTTTTGTACTACGAAGACGTGACCTCATATAGTTCCAAGGATAAGGAGTAGGCCATTGAGTAAGTTCGTCAAATCCAATCCAGTTAAATGCCTGACCTTGGTAACGCATCACGTCATCATCACGGTCTAGGTATGACATCCAGAGAGTTGCTCCACTAGGTGCTACCCAAGTCTTGTCTCTCTCCATAAACTTAATTCCAGGAATTGCTTTGGGGTACAACTCTTTTGATACTGAAATAAGTTCTCTTAATTCTTCTGTGCTTCTACGTACAAGCAGCATACGTGCCTGAGGGTTATTTAAGTAACGTACTGGGTCAGCAACCATTGCGTAGGATTTACCACCACCAGCACTACCTCCGTACAACACTTCTTGTTCTGTGGCAGAAAGAAAATCTGTTTGAGGTCCAGCGTTAGGTTGAAAGATTATTTCTCGTACAGCTTTTTCTACATCAATTGATGGGGGCAATGGCTGCGCCGATACTACCTCTTCTGATTTTTTCTTCAAGCTTTTCCGCCTTTTCGAGAGCCTTTTTGTATCGCTCGGCAAGGTAACGTTGGTTTGAAGCTTCTCTCTTGTACTTTTCTTCAAGTTTAACTCTCTTGTATAATCCTACATGTGACATATACCTACCTGATTCGTTACTTAACCAGTTTGCTACATCTCTGTAACTGTACTGTTTAAGAAACTTTTTAGCTTGTTCATAAAGTTCAAGCTCATCCTGTATAGGTAAAAGAATCTCAGGATCATTAGGATCTTCTTCGTATCCAAAAGGAATTGTTCTGCCCACTCTAACTAAAGGGTACCAGACTTTATTTCCATCTACTTTTTCTGGAGCAGGAAGTCTCCAAGTTTTATGTGTCTTCATTTTCTTTTGGGGGTAAAATAAACAAAGGACTGTCTGACTTTACCTCAACTTTTTCTGTCTTAGCAAATCCAGCTCTGTCCAAAAAGTCTTTAGCAGCAGCCATCTTTTCTTTATTTCCCAAGTCTGTAGGATTTTGAAGTATTTCCATCATAGACCAAGCTGCCTGTGGTCCACGAGTTGCAATAAACTTTTTAGTAAGTTCTGCAACCTCATCAATCAGACTGTTCATAACGGTTGTTGAAGATGTACCCTCAGCATATCCAGCAAGCTTAATAGCTTTAACTGGATTGCCTTGGGCTTCTTCAAACAAGACATCTAAAAACTTTTGCTGTTTTTCAGTAAGGTTTTTTGCCATTTACTTTTTCTTTTTCTTTTCTGCAGCACGTATCTTAGCACGTTCTACTGCAGTTAAAGGTCCAAATTTTTCTAGAGCTTTTTTAGCTGCAGCATTTCCAGGGTTTTCAACAGCTTTTTTAACGGCTGCTTCTCTACGTGCACTAGCTGATGGTTTAAGAGCTTTTTTAGTATCTTTTACAATTTGATCAGTAGGGCTTCTAGAAGGAGCAAACATCTTTGGAGAATCCAACATAGAAGTTTTTACTTTTGGCTGAGATGCAGTTTTAGCAGTTTTTGGCTCTGTAGGACGAGCTTTGGGGCGAAGAGAAGTTGACATGGGTTTGCTGAGATCTGATGCATAAACAGCAGCCATAACCTTTCCATTTTTGTCCGTATAGTACAAAGCTCCTGCTTTCTTAGCTGCAGCAATACTTTTGTATTTACTTGCTTTAGCTTTTTCTGCAGAAAGAGAAGAACCTTTTTCTTTAATTTTTGCATTAAGATATTCACGTAAAGTAGCCATTATTTTTTTCCTCGTTTTTGTGTTCCTGGATTTGATGCACCACATTTAGCCATACCACCGTGTACATACCCAGATCTTTTTTTAGGCATACCGCCTTTATTCATTCCCATACCAGAAGTCATTCCTCTGGCAGACATCATACCCTGAGGGGAACGATTTGCCGAGGGACGATAACGACTTTGCTCCCCTTCCATAGGTGTTGTAGGCCCACCTAAAGCATAACCTTTTTTCATGTGATAACCCTTTCCTCCACAATGATTACAACCTTTACCTTTACATTTTGGACATGTAACTTTATTCATTTTGTTAGACCTCTTATCTACACCTTCAATTTTACCTTTATTTTTTGATGCATAAAACACTTCTTTTCCCTTTTTAGGTCCATATTTGTCTTTCATAGACTTCATAATTTTTTGACCTTTTTCAGTAAGGGGCATTTTAAAATTCCTATGCTACAACAAAATCTACAATTTGTCCTTGTGGTACTTTATTCTGATTGTGTGGATGATAAGCATAAATACTTTCATTCTTAAACTGTTCTGCTCTTTTATCTACAGCTTTTTGAGTTTCTTCTACTACTCTTTGCTTTTCCGTAGGTACCTTGTCAAAAGGCATCTGAGGCAAAGGTAAATAATCTAAAAGACCTAAACTAATAGCCATTTACGTTTTTTCTTTTTCTTAGTTGTCCAAGCTTCATTTTCAGGAGTATTAGGATCATCTGCAATATAATGACCTTTAGAGTTTCTAGCACGAACTAGCTCTACTTCTTGTGTGCATAACTCTTCTACTAGATTATCTTTATACCAAACCTGTCCATAAGCGTCTACCCCAGCTACAGGTTGCCCTTGGGGCGAATAGACGGTGTTTTCATCAACAGTATAGTTAGATTTTTCTAAGACTTCTTTGTGGTCCTTAAACATTATTTCTTTTTCCTTACCATTCCACCTTTAGCGGCTCTAAAGGGTTTCGTCTTTTTTGCAATGCTTTTAGGTTGAGCCACAAACTGCTTACCTGCCTTCGTGCCTTGTCGTTTAGCTCTGGTTGTAGCGGCATACTCACTGCTGCTAAGAGACTTAATAGCTGAAGAAGGAAGGTAACGTTCACCAGTTGCTTTTGGCCCTTGAGTAGATGGCTTACCACTCTTGGTTCTCCACTTTTGTTTAGTCCAATTTTTTAAAGACTTTTGAGATTTAGCGAGGGCCATTACGTATAGCCCCCACCTTTTGCTTTATATTGCTTTGCAACCATTTGTGCCTTCCTAGCGCTCCACTGTCCAGGCTTTCCACCTTTGCTGCCAGCTTTAACGGACGCAACAAGACGCTTACGCATAGTAGGCTTAGTATAATTACCCGCTGCATTTATCGTAGATTTTCGAGTAGATTTCGCCACTTAAGAACCTTTTACCCACTTTTTAGATGGAGACTTTGTTTTACTGGGACTCCACTTAACTTTATCAGCCCAATAAGCTGCAGACATTTTACCTTTTGAAATATTTTTAGCGTGACGAGATTTAAAAGCTTCTCGTTGTCCAGCAGTCTGGTTAGTCTTTACACCTTTTTGACCAAACTTAATATACTTATACTTACCACCTTCAGAAGCCATAACGTGATGAGATTTACCACTGCTATCGTTTAAACGTTGCGGTTTGTTGACTCCTTTGAGTCCCACCTCTTTCATTTTATTTTTAACTCTTTCAGGTATGGACATTAAAGTTTTCCTGCATTTTTGTTTCTAGGAAAAGATCTGTTTGCACGTTTTGTAGTTACAGACAAATTTTTCTTAGAGTTATCTCTGGGATTGCCATTTTTATGATTGACATCTTTGCCATCACCTTTACGAACTACACCAGTTTTAGTTAAAACACTTCTAGCAGAGTTACGAGAAGCTCTGTTTTTCTTTTGCTTTGAACTGCTGTGGTAGTTTTTATATTCGCTTTTATAGTTTCTCATGGGCCTAAACTACAGGGGGAACAAGGACGGTTCTCTTTTTACCCCTGCTTTCTATTATAAATTCATCTACTAAACTTATACCGTCAAATTACATCATTTCAAAGTGAGGTGCATCAATAAAGGGTCTACGTCCTTCAGAACGACGAAGGTCAATATAAGCATTCATTGCATCTTCTGCGCTACCCTCATAAAGTCTGATATCTCCCTCAGACCAAGCAGCTCCCCACTTTATTGCTACGGAGTGTCTACGAGCTGCTTCTGCCATTGCATCACAAATATCATCATAAACATTTAGTTCCCAAGAGACATTAGAACCAAAATAAGCAACAAGGTCTACAGCTCTACCTTCAAGGTGCTTAGACTTCATTGTTTGTGATCTACCAGACTCATAGAGTTCTTTTTGTTCTTCTAAAGTACGAAGCCCATAAGTAACTCCAAAGTCTACCTTTGTGAGCTTAATAGCTTCCAGTACCACATTTACTAGATCTTTTTCTACACCTTCAAGTTTACGAATACTTCTTTCGCTAAGTTTAAATGCCATTACTTTTTCCTCTTTGTAACTGAACCACCTTTGTTCAGTAATACACGGGTTGGTTGCTTAGTTTTTCTACCTGGTTTAGATGGTGCGGGGTTTTTCTTAGAAGGCGGGGGGCCGTAAAGGTCTCTAATAATTTTATCAAAATAGACTGGGTTTTCTTTAATAATTTGTCTTAACTTAATTTTTTCTGAACCAGTAAACCGTGGTTTTTCACCTTTACCAGAACCTGTTGGATCTACTGCCATTATTTTTTCTTTCTTGCTACAGTTTTCTTTTTCTTTTTAGGCATAGCTTTTAGAGGCACAGCTCCTACAGAAATAACTATTGCCATCTTACTTTTTTTAGGAGTAGGTTTCTTAGCCATTAGATATCTATTCCCTTTGATTTAGTTACGGACATGTCTACACATTTTAAAATAGCAACTGCTGATGGATCAGGTTTAGTGTTTTCAAGTTTTATCATAATTTCTTGACGAATAACTTCACACATTTCTTCA